ACAGGTATCATGATATCCAGTGCCGCATCCTCCATTTTCAATTTTAAACCAAAATTAGTTTTAACTGGGGACTCTTGATTTTTTTCAATTTTAAACCAAAATTAGTGGAAGTTTGAGAATACCACATGGGCTGAAGAATCTTTCACCTCGAGAAAATTGTAATTTATTCCGTAAATTCGTATATACCTGTTAGCTGTACTGGGGTTCAGGGTGAACTGGAAAATTTGATTCTTAATCTGAGACATATTCACGGCGCCGGTGGGTTCATCATAGAGTTCGGGATCGAGACTGAACGAATACATGTAAAAAATTCTGCTTGGAACACGGGTATGGTACTCGAGCGGCTGAATCACGCGAAGAAAAACGGGCAGACCCACATCCTTGGATATACGTTCTATCGTATTAAAATTTAAAATAAGTTGACTGAGCTGTTCAAATGTCGTTCCGTTTGACATCTATGTGCCGTTGGTTGTGTAATCGTACCCTAGCGCCGAATCATTCTGAAAAACGAAATAAAATTGTTTTATTGGGTTTAAAAACTCCCCTAAACACTGGATCTGGGTGACGCCCTGAGGTGCAAAAAATTCTTGACGCTGGACCTGTTCTATGGGATAAATCTGAGGTTTTGAGTTGATGTGTGAGATTTCCTGGTCAGATATGTAGGTATATTCCGTGTCCAGGTACGCATAAAATGGAGCTACTACATTCACTGGCGGATAAGTAAAGACAGTCGAGGGGTTCCATACAATTTTAAACGTCACATCCTCTTTGAATGCACACAACGGAAGACCGCGTCTGAATAGATAAAACGGGAGGGGAATTGTATAACTTGTGTTCACAGGAACTGGTTGAATGAGATATTTCCCAAGGAGATTTTGGAGTGCTTTCTGTTTTCCTGTTGAAACTGTTAAATCAAATTTCATTTCAAGGTATTCTCCGTAAATTCGTTCGATAAGTTCAGAACCTATGTACAACTCCACGTACTGAATCATAAGGGTCCCGACCGAGTCGAGAACCTGTACTCCGGCACCCAGAGCAGGTGGGAAAACTTTGAGGTACATGTTTGTGATGAGATCACCGGCTCTGGGAAGCACGAGTGTCTTCTCAGATCCGAAAATTACCGTGTTATCAGCTGGAAATTGAACCCTGATGACTCTTGAAGAAAAAAGAGTCTGACCTACGTATTTTTCAACAAAATATGTAACCTCCGGGTCTGAACTCAGGTAAATATCCTCTTGACCGAGGTATGACAAACTGGCTCTACCAGCCATCTCTAGTACATTCTGGGATTAAAAAACCAGTCGCGCAGCGACTGTGCGTCCAACGGAACAGTTCAGGGAACTGACTAGAAATCGTTCGAGTTGAACATGAGTCCGGCGATACCGTTCTTTATGCTTAAAATATTGTAATTTATTCCGATGACTCGTAATTGTTTTGGACTCGAATAAGCATTGGTATTTAGTTGAATAAAAATGTCGCGAATACGACTAAAATTCACCTGACCGTACGGTTTGGGTGTATTCGCCTGATTCGTAAAGGAGTACATGTAGAAATTCCTGGTTGGATAATTTGTGTAATGCTCGAACGGTTCTATCGAGTTGAGATACAGTGCATCCGTCACATCCGCTGTAAATGCTTCGGATGCATTAAAATTCATCGCCAGACTGTTTAGGTCTGAATATTGATAAGGTGTTGTTCCGTCCAACTGTACAATAAAAAAGAGTTCACGAATTGGGTTGATAAATTCCAGGTTAAAAATTGCCGATGTAAATTGAGACGCCAAATCAAACTCTTGGTATTGACACTGTTGAATTAAATAATCAATTTGAGATTTCTTGAACCAATTAATCTCAGGTTCTGCTAAATAGACGTATTCGGTAATGATTGTTGCAGTGAGTGGTGCGATTACATTAGATGTGGGTACGGCTGTCAATTCTTGAAGATTTCTAAATGTGATGTGAACCTCGACGTCCTGACGACCTAGAGCCACTAGGGGTAAGTATAGTCCTGGATTTTGAAAAAAATAAAACGGAAGATTTACGAAATAGGTTCTACCAGGTGGATAAACCTGGTAAGTGGTGTCATACTTTCCTGTAAGCAACTTGAGTCCTGGTTGGTTTTCGTAGGGGACATATAAATCATTATAAATTTCAATAAATTCTCCAGTCAAGGTTTGAATAGTCTGCCCGCCGATGATCAACTCTGCGCGATTCACCATCCATGTCCCAACCGAGTCGTAATAGTTATAACTGACGGATGGAATCACATTCGAAGCAACAGGATAAACTGAAATGAAAGTGTTTGAAAATATATTTGTGGTTGATCCCACCTGATCGGTTGTTATAGTGATGGGAATATCCGTAGCAGTCTGAGTCACACGATACGGGACAGTTACCGTGTACTGTGGGAAAAGACCGCCAATGGTAAAGTTGTATGTACTGGTTCCGAACGTGATGCTTTTCACGTTATCCGATGATGACAACACAGCCGTCAACATGTACGTCGCAATATTCGAAAATTGAAGATTTCCTGTCGTCTGGTTGACTGATATGATATTGGAGTTTGAATTAGCTGGGAGACTGAAATTTGTTGTAAAATTCAAAGGGGTGTTTAAATCTATACTCTGAACTTGTGTCGACGGTCTAAATAAAAGACCGTTATTGGAAAGCACGGTTTCATAACCTTTATAAGATTGACTTGATAATTGAGTAATTGAATAATACGACGTGTTTAATATGGTTATGGCTGAATCGGAATACACGTTTGTATAATACTTTTGAGTCGTGCTTGTAACCACAATAGGCATGCTAAATGCGATGGTAGGATCGCGACCCTGGAGACTCAGGGTCGTGTAGGCGTAATCTGGGGTTGGCGATCCGGTGTTCCATACGGAAACATTCGCCACGTAATTGATGGGTGATTGCTGAAGATAAATGACACCTGACAGTAACCATGTCCCGGTCGAACTAAATGTCATTGAGTGATCCGAACCCAGTGTCACTGTTGTGTTTTGGGGCGGCACGATGTTTCCAAAAAATGGGACTATATTACTCGAAACTGGTGTATTCGTATTAAACATGTACAGATCATCGACAGGGGTGACTGTCAAATAAGTTCCTGCTGTAAACTGGGTCACAGCTGAAGTTGTGCTCGCATAGAAATAATATGTATTTGCTGTATTTGTTACATTGAGGGGCATCAAAAGAGGCATGGACGGGTCGGGTGAAACACGGAAATCACACGAGTAGGCAAATTGGGGCACGATTGGAATTCCGTTTGGGTATATATTTTCATTTGGATCAGAGCCATATGAGATGTTGAGAACTGAACCTGCACCCAGTGAAAATCCTGCACGGACTATATAAAAACCCGGATTTGTAAACTTGAGTCGACCATTAACTGTGACGGCATATGTTGCAACCGTGTCCTGGTTTGTCCAATTGTAAAAATTTAGGAAACTTTGAGCGGATCCTGGTATAGAATAAGCCTGTCCACTAATGAGACTTAAAAATAAACCCGTTCGAGTATTCACCTGTGGCAAACCCGTACTTTGAATCCAACCCGCCTGTTGGAGGGTAAAATCCGATGAACGCTGATTATATGTAGTATAATTTGCCGTAAGGTTCGAAGGGGTGGCATTTGCCACCAAGTTTGAATTTGGTGAAACGCTTATTGTATAGACGAGATTTGATGAATTAGTGGGTGAAACGGCTCCCACCTTGGGGTCGAGTCCCCAAAATATTCCTCCGTTCTGATCCACCTCGAGCGTCGCGCAATTTGAAAAGATGAATTGATTTGTTGCATTTGAATAACTCACAAAACTTCCAAGCGTTGCAGAAACCCACGAAGACTGATTATATGTTGAATAATATGTGATACCCTGAAACGGAAGACTAAAGTATGTTCCATTGATTATTATATGCGGATCAGTTGTCGCCGATGCAACTATGTCCCACGCCCAAAATGTACCTGGGTCAAAAAGTGCGGGCAAATCAACTTTGAGCGTGAGCGCTCGTATAAGATCTCCTTTTGGCGGGATCCTACAAATGTTATTTTGACCGTAGACAACTTCCTGATTTTGGAATGGAATATCATAGGCTTCAAGTACAAACGGGGTGTGACGCTTATAAACCCCTGAAAAATACGTTACTTGGGGCGATCCTGTGAGATATGCATCCTGTTGCCCAATTGCTGCCAGCTGGATATAACCAGCGGACATCTCTACTAAGTTCGCAGAACTTATTTTGCGCTCAAATGCGCCCCAGCCCACCCTGAATTTTGATCGTGTATTTCAGGATGAGTCAGTTGCAACTCAAGCGGTTTGACCCGTCAAAAATCGGTGACGACAAGGTGTGTGTTTTCATAGGAAAGCGTGGGACGGGTAAATCAACGCTGGTCACGGATATTCTTTGGCACAAGAAACATATACCAGCAGGTATCGCCATGTCAGGGACTGAGGATGGAAACGGTCACTATAAGCAATTTATTCCTGACCTGTTTGTTTATGGAGAATACAGAAAAGATGCCGTTGAAAAGCTCCTCGAGAGACAGCACCGGCTCGTCAAGACCCTAGGGAAGGATAAAGCTCCCTCAGTTTTCCTCCTCATGGACGATTGCATGTACGACAAATCTTTCATGAGAGACGACTGTATGCGCCGACTTTTCATGAATGGTCGCCACTGGAACATCTTTTTCATGCTCACGACCCAGTACTGCATGGATATGCTTCCGTACGTCAGAACCAACGTGGACTATGTTTTTGCGCTCCGTGATAACGTCAGGCAGAACCGTGAAAACCTGTACAAAGCCTTTTTCGGGGTTTTCCCAACATTTGATCAATTTTGTCAGGTGATGGACGCATGTACCGAAAACTATGAGTGTATGGTTCTTGATAACACATCAAAGAGTAATAAGATTTCAGACTGTGTCTTTTGGTACAAAGCACCTATCCGCAAAAACTTCAGGGTGGGTGGACCATCCTTCTGGCAGTATCACCAACGCTTCTATAGTCCACATGCTGCGAGTGGACCTCAGGGAACTGTTGAACCAAAGCGACGGGGTGAGACGATGGTAGTCAAAAAGTCGCGGTAGCCTACTCTACTTAATTTCCATTTAAAATTCAATAATGGCTGGTGTCATGACATATGATCCGAGTGTAGACACTATCATGTCAGCAATCCCCCCACAGGAACCAACTTTAAACGAAGAATTGGCGCGTGCAGCTCTCGATCGCCAGGCGACTGAAAATAAACAGACTGGACCTCCAACCGGTCTTTTGAGAATGCCATTAAATGAGCCTGAAAAAGATGTTGTGGAATCTCATATGGCAGATTTCGCAACACCTATTGAGGAGGTCATGCCCGGTCCAGGGCAGATGATGCAGGATGAGATGATGGGGTCGGCATACGTCCCACAAAAGGCG